TTCTCTACAGCATAACGAGCCTTAGACTGAACAATGCGATCATCAAAAACGGCTAACTTCTCAATATCGGCTGACATCTTATATATTCTTTATAAACTTTTTATTTTTCAATAATTTATTCACCTTTATTTTTATATTGACTCTTTTTGCGAAACATCATTTTAATTGATACTGAACTTTCATTGAACATTGTTAAAGGATAAAACTGATTGTTAAGCCGTGCTTTCCAAAATACTTGAATATCTATACTATTTAATGGCTGTTTGGATGATGTAAATGATGCCATACGATACTCAGCCGAAGGTAAGTAAGCAATAAAATCTCTATAGTCATTTGCTGTATTGATTGGAAGTGCTATGTCGGTGACTATAGGTTGGAAATTATTGACTGAATTATTCGCTCCAGTATCATTACCATCACCATAGTTAATGGGTGCTCCAACTTGCTCTGAATAGATTGGTATGAGGGTAGATGTAAAGACAATAGATTCAATAGGACACCATAAAGTAGATGTTGTATTATATTCTTGAGTATAGAGATACATACTTGTTGCTCCAGTTATAGCAGTTTGTCCGATATAAGGAGAGAATGTCAATTGATATGCTTGACCATTTGATTCTGTTCCTAAAAATTGTGAATTAAAACTTGAAAATAGACCCCACATATTTGTATTAAAATAAAGTTTCATCAAATTAGATGATGATGATAAATAGTTAGTATAAATTGCCATTGAAAATAAACCAGTAGAAGGAGAATATTGAAGCTGTGGTGGTTTAAAATTAGAATCTGCGATTAGTGTTGCTGTTGTAAGAGTTGATTGTAAAGTAAATGATGATGGTGCTCCATTACCAGTACTAACATAGAAAAAACCAGTATCTGCTGTTCTATAATAAGTTCCAGATGTTGATGTGGATGGTAAATTACTATAAGTAGAAACTGTTTGTNCTGATGGAGCAACAGCAGACCAAGCATTACCATATTGATAAGGTAGAGTTCCTAATGGAAAATAAGTATTAGGTGCTACTGTAGTATTAAATAAAGAAGTTACTTCAGTATTTATCATATCAAGCCATTGTTGATATTCATATACATAATAATAACTTCCACGAATATCTTGTGATGTAGTAGGTGAGTTTGGTTTATTTACTTTATAAGTTGAATAAGCATTAGCTGATGGAGAAACGAAAGGAATATAACAATAAGCATACGCATTTGAAAGAGAAACAGTTTGACCACCATAAGTATATGATGTTCCAGAAGGTAATGTGCTACCTATTGAATAATTAGTTAAATTAATATCAGTTTGACCTAATTGAACTGAAGGAATAAATAATGGTAAATTTTTATTAGCACCATTCAATGTAAACCGAATAATAGAGAAATCAAATTTACTAATATCTTTTATAAGAGCTGTAGAACGAGTTTCAATAAATCTAACTGGAGGATCTTGTCCTAATCCATTCGGAACTGTATTATTGTCGTTGATAATAGTAGCATTATAATAAAGGATATCTGGATCTGTTTTGTCCCCTTCATAACTAATATCTGAACGATACATTCTATATATTTACTATCTATTTTTTTATTATAGAATATGTTATCGCAGTAACAAAATCATCTGGATTCATGCCAGATTTTTCTATCATATTCGCATATTGTGGTAATGATAAATCTTTAAAAAGTAATCTAACAGATGAATGACGACCACAAGTAGAAATATTATCACCATCTCCTTGAAAATGATGCTTATTATAGACTATAGGAAGACCACTTTCTCGTAAAAGTTTAGAAAGATAAGGTGCTTGTTCATCTAATTCATCTCGTTTTGATTTAGAAATCCAATTGAGTTCAGTATCTGGAAATTCTCCGTAAGGGTCAAAAAATTCTATTTGATTGGGTCTTCGTATTAAACAAGTCCAATGACCACTATTTCCAGATTCCGTTAAATAAAGCATTACTGCTCTACCTTCATCATCAAATACTTCATCTATATCTTTCACTTGCTTCAAATAGGGGTAAGTGAAAATATGTGTATTTGGAAGTATTTTAGAAATATCATCATCGCCTAATGCGTAATCTTCACTCATCTTATGTATTATGAAGAATTTAGAAAAGGTGTTTGTTTTGGCGGAGTTTGTGTTTTATCAATATCAATAGATGCTTCATATTTCTTACCACAGCAAGAAGAACGAATATGTCTATGATTTATAGCACTAATAATTAAACCAGTAATGCTTATTCCAATAGATAAATAAGAAATAACACTACTATCCATTTACTCAATATTTAGATTTTATTGAACAGCTAATGCTTGAATATTTGTTTGAACCGTAGAAGCATACACATTTGCCATACCATTCAATGCCGTTATTTTATCTGTAAGAACCATTTTGTAAGCAGATTTTAATGTAGGATCTGAAGTATTATTATAATCTGTCACCAGTTTCTTATAATCTGCGACAGCATTTAGAAGTGGTTGAGGAAAGTTAAAAACTTGCTTATTATTAGCAGAGGCCATTCTATATTATTAAATTAGAATAAAAAATTAATTATTTTGAGGAGTTATAGTAGCATTTACATTATTAAAATTAAAACCATAATCAGCACCAGTATTATATCCATTGACAAATATTACTTCTATAGATATACGAGTACAGAATCCATTTCCATCTACATAACCAGTGTTTATAACTTCTGTAAAAGAACAAGAAATTGGATAAGAGCCTCCAAATATAGTTGAACAATATAATTGTAGAGTTGTTGTTAATGGAACAATTCCTTCTACATCATTAGAATAATAAAAAATAACATTGAATCCTAAAGTAATCATATCTGGAGCAATACCACCAACAATTGGTGATTCTTGAGCACTTGGTTCTACACTTCCATTAATAGAAATATTTACTATAACATTATTTTTTACATATATATTTTGAGGTGGTATAGCATCTATGTTATTTATTAAAACTGGACAAGCTGTTTGATTTATTGTGGTAGGTGCTAAAACACCATTAAAAGAAAATGGATTTAAACCAGTTATTAAACAATCAATATTACCACTGCTTACGAGACCATGAAGATTACCTAAATTATCACAATATAAAATACACGCTGAAGAATTTGCTGGATTTGTTAATACAAAACCTCCATCAGTAGCATCTGGAGCAATTACCCATATTCTATTATAAACACCAGTTGTGACATTTTGATTAAGTAGATAAACATCACAATTACCACCAGATGTTGATGAACCATTATATGCTATTTGAAATATTGAATTAGTTTGAACTTCTCCACCCATTTCAGATTGTAAAGATGCTTGTAATACATTTAGATTTGGAATAAAAGAACCATCTGTTGTATTTGTCATAGAAATAACAGTAGGTGTTACATCTGTAGAACCATTATATAGTAATTGACTTACTGTTGTATTAGGAGTCAATTGATAATCAATAGGTGAACCATAATTATCTACAACTGCGTGTAGATTTCCATCAACATCTGGATATAATCTACAAGCATTAGTAGAATTATCTAATTTTATTCCACCACCAGTAGTTGATGTTTGAAATGTAAATGGTAAAAAATTATCATCTTGGTCTTGAAAAATAAATTTTAAAGATGGTTGAACTGTGTCAGATGCTCCTTTTTGGTCAAGAGTAAATAATTCATTATTTCCAGTTATAGTATTTTGAGTGAATATATTTAATATTCTTATATACGATTGAGAACCACTATCTGTGGATTCATTTACAGCATTAATAACAGTAGGAAAAGAATAATTAGTATCACTGACTATATTTGTTGCTGTTGTAGAAGTTGGAGTCAATTGATAATCAATAGGCGACCCATTATAACTGACTTTTGCGTGTAAATCACCATTAGCATCTGGATATAAAATACAATTATTAACAGCATTTTTTAGTACTAAACCACCACTATCATCTTCAGCAGTTAAAAAAATAATTGGTAAATAAATATGATTAGCTTCATCATAAAAAGAAAAAGTAACTGATGGAGATAAAGATGTTGAATTGCGAGAACCTTTTTGAATAATCCTAAATACAGAAACAGTTCCATCATTAGTATTTATAGTATTTATATCGCATAATTCTATAATTGGTTGAAATGAACCATCGGATATTTTTTGGGCACTAATAAGATTAACAACACTTGAATCAGTAGTATCATTAACTATATTTGTTGCTGTTCCACCACCACCAGAAGGAGGAGTCAATTGATAATCTGTTGTATCATTTACAACTGCGTGTAGATTTCCATCAGTATCTGAATATAAATTTGTAAAATGAAGTTGATCAGCATTATATAAAATAAAATTCCCTCCAGCTATATATGTTGTATTATTAGTTAATATTAAATTACCAGTACCGGATATTTCAGTACTACCATCATTATACAAAAGAATATCAGCTGATCCACTGGCTCCAATCCTAACAGCTCCATCATTTTGAAGATGAATATAATTATCATGAGCTGTAGATAATTCAATACAATTAGAATCCATATTAATTATTGAAGCATTTGAATCAGTATTATGAGCATTGATTTGAACACCACCATTTCCATCAGTATTTAACAAAATAGAACTAACATCATTTTGTTTTATTATTAATTCATCATTTGTTAAATTTTCAATCAAATTAGATTTTATTGCTGTTGTAGCAGTAAGAATATTAGTATCTACTTCATTATTTACTAATGGATCAATAACGCTTATAGTCGGAGTAGCACCACTTGGATTTAGCACACTAATATTAGAACCACCATATATATATGATATACCACCACTACCACCATTTGTAAAATTTAATGCTTTTTTTACTGTATCATCTATTAAGTCATTAAAAGACATACTATACTATATTATAATAAGATTTTTATTATATATATAGATTTGGGGGTGATGGGTATGATAGGGGTCATAACTGAAAACTCTCTATCGTAAAGGCTTCTTGTTAGAAAAGATTCAATTATGACCCCCATCATACCCATCACCCCACTATCTTTTCATTATATAGAAGAAGTCATAGAAGGAGTCATAGAAGGTGTCATACTTGAAGTTAAAAGCAAAAGAAGGATTAGAGTTAGCATTATAATACATTCTATTATTTTATTTTATAATAATTCTGGCTTCGTGCCGAGTGAGCATATAATTTGGAACATCACAATGTAATAATACCCATTCATTCTCACCTTTTGTATCTTCTATTAATTTACTAATAAATTTAGAATTATAACCTAATTTATCAGTTAATAAATAATTTAATGCTTGTGGAGTAGCATATTTAGGAAATATAACATAATCAGTTGCTTCATTGATAATAAGAGAAGTTTTTTTGCCATCAGAGTTTTTATGAGTAGCAAAAATAAGACTAACTTCACTCGCACGACCTAATGATACAATTTCATCAATTAAATGAAATACAGCTTTTTCTTGCTGTCCTTTAAAAGTATCTACATCATCAGCAATAATTAATGATTTTGCTATTTCTTTTATATCTTCAATAGGTTCATCAATTAATTCTTCAGCATCTAATCGTTTAAGATGTAGTTTATCTAATACTGGATCTTCAGATTTGCGACTAATTAATGCCATAGGTCTATTACGAAACATTTTCTTATAATTAGATGCTATATTGCTACTGACAGTGGATTTACCAGCACCAGATTTAGCATATACATACCAACAAGAACGCTTCTTTGGATTTGGAATAATTTCAAATTCGCTGTCGGAAGGAAGTCGTATACAAATAGGTTTTGTATTGCGATATTTTGTTTCCACAAAATTAGGTTCTTCAAGATGATATTCAATATCATCTGGTAAATCAATATCATCTTCTTCACGATTCAAATATAAAAAATGTCCATCCGCTTTGCCACCTTTTACAACTGCTATAGGAATAGCATCTTTGCTTCTCTCTATAAATGATAAATAATTTGGCATTCTATTCTATATTCTACTA